CAGCCACTTCTGCAGTGTCAACAAACGGATAAACATCTCACACTCGTCATGCAACTGCTGATTACCAGCAGACAATGCAATGTCACGCACCTCAGAGAGAGTTGCTTCATCAACCTTAGGCTTACCAGTCTCAGTAACCTTGGTGAAACGAGCACCACGGAAGGTCTGTAATGCCCATGCAATGTTCTGACGTGACGTCGGATTGAAGTCAGTCAGTCGTGTCATAGGAGCACCTGCTACATAACCCTTCTTCTTATCTGCACGCTTAGGGGTAAAGACTTTACCCGGTACGTAGAGATAGATACCAGCAATCGTTTTAGTAATGGAATCAAACTCATCTTGAAGTGTTGCACGCACGCGTACAGCAGCATCCATATCAAAGCGAAACCCTGATGCTTCTTGCTGAGCCATAAGCATGGCCATATCCATTTCAAGTTTGATGTAATCAGGCATAGGTTTCCATCCGTCGTTGTAGTAGTTCGTATAACCGCAGCGTCACTTGCGTATCTTGGATGCAGTAATCAAGCATCTCAGGTGTGTAAGTACTCCAGTCGTTGCTTTCGTTCTTAGCGAAGTCACCCTTGAAACACTTTAAGCGATAGCCCCATGCTTCGAGAGAGTGACGACCATACAATCGTTGGGGCATACCATCAGGACGACGCTCATAATCGCGGTCACTGATGTTTGGATAGTACAGGCGTGACATAACAAGAGTGTCAAGCACATCACCCTTGAATTCAAAGTCAGGGTACTGCTCTTTAATCAGGGGGATGTCATAGCCAGTGATGTTGTGGCCGATGAGTGCATCAGCATTCTCAAGCTGCTTGATGCCTTGAACGACAGCACGCTCAGGCTTGTAGTCAAAGACAATGGGTTCGTCAGATGTGTTCATGTCACGCATGACGATGCAGTGGATTGTGGAGCCACGGCGAAGAAGTCCGGTGGTCTCAAGGTCAAACAGTAGGTTCATAGTCATCTAAAATTTCAGTAGTAGTTTGTGGGTCATACTCATCGACGTCAAAGGTTGATGCGTCAAAGAGTTCTTTTTCAAGTTTGCGTTTAGGTGCTTTGTTAACCCCAAAGCGTGGGTCCTCATCATCAAAGAGAGGTTCAACAGCGATGCTTAGTTCACGTCCAAGGCGTGCAGCCCGACGGAACTCATCTTTGTAATATGGTTCCCATTCATGTGCAAGGACAACAATCTTCTTGATACCCATGAGGTAGCACTGGAAGACTGAAGCAGAGAAGGGATAGCGAGTGGTATAGACAACAGCACCAGCGGTAGGTGTGCCTCGTTTAGAGCAGGTAGCAATGGCATATGTTAGGCAATCAATTTCACACTTAGACGCTGTAAGTATAGAGCGTCCGTCACCAATAATCTCACGGTCGCGTACAAGGATACAACCACCGGGAGACTTAGGGTGCGTAGATGCAAGACCAACAGTCTTGGCAATAGACATAAAGTATTTCTCTTTATTCTTGATGTAAGTAGGGTCTCCTAAAGGTAGTGACATATCCACGAAATAGTAGTTTCATTCCTATATTAGGTAGTGAAGCATATAGATGTGACTACATATGGACTACGACAAGTTTAAGAAAGACCTGGAAGAGTACGAAGATTGGGAACGCATCCATGCAAAACAGAAGGTTCCATTTCATTGGGCTGGAGTGAAGGTTAAAAACGACGATAAATATTTCCCTTCATTAAATAATGCATGGCTAAACCTCCGTGACTCAGATGCAGTCAATAGCCCTGCTCATTACACACGTGGCAGTCAGGAAGCAATTGACATCATTGAAGAAGCCATTCAAGATGCACCTGAAGTGAAGCATGGGATGCTACAAGCACAGGCACTAAAGTATCTTCTACGTCTATGGCTTAAGGATGACCCTAAGCAAGATGCGGAGAAGGCACGTTGGTATCTGAACCGTCTAATAGATTCGCTATAGTTATAAAGCGCCCGCTAAGGGCGCAATCAACAGCGCTTAAAATATAAGTATCTATCGTTAGCAATCAAGGTCTCATGACTTTGAATATGTGCAGACAAGGTATCTGATATTTCATTAGTTTCATACTGAGAGTGCTTGAAATAAACACCAATACCTTCTGATAGCTCTTCAACATGAGGAGCATACCAAGCGATGACTTGAATGCCATTCCAAGGCTCTAAGTCTTTAGACACCCAACTGTTCAGTTCCTCTAGGCGCTGAGCAGTTTTTACTATGTGTTGTTCGTGTGCTGGTGTAGCAGGCAGTGCTAGTTCACCTTGATGAAGCAGTGCATGTTTCCACATCAATGTACCGTCACGCTGTATCAAACGACAAGGGTGGACGGTAATACCTGATGGGAAGTTGTACATGTAGCCAGGGGAAATATGTTTAGTCATTAGATATTCCCCTTGTTTTCTTCAAAGAACTCCAAGTCTTTAGTCCAACTGTCACCTGCAAACTCATTGAAGATGATACGACCAACGTCGCGGAACTTACTGTGGAACAAAGAGACTTTGTCAATGTCATTCATCATGGCATCAAGCGGAGGACCATAGACAAGCACATTCCAAGTGGATGGACACACAGGCTCAAAGCCAGTTGATGTGGCACGCAGCTGCTTAACTCTACGGAAAGGAATGCATACTGGATAATCCCAGATGACTGGTGTGGCTCTTACGATTTCAGATGCACTGGTAAAGAATATAAAGCTATTGATGTAACCATTACGGTATTCATTAATAGTTTTGTTCAACCAGATACGGGAGTTACGGACAGCACCTTTAGGTGCAACCCAGACGTTCCCATGCCAGTGCTCAGTAAGCGGATTGCTTTCTAATGATGGAACAGACGTAGCGTCAACTAACACCTGCTGTACAGGGTCAGAGGTGGGGTCAAAGTCAATACTACCCATCACTTCACGAGCACGTTCAATGAGCTGTGGAGTTGGGTATAGAGGTAGCTTCAGTCCAGAAGCTTTCAGTTTGTCAGATAAATTCTGCTGCGAACGAGCTGAAGCTTTCTTGGCTCCCTCCTGCTTCGACAGCAAATGTTCTTGTTCCAGCATCACTAATCAAGGTAATTAAAACATTTGTTGACCAGTCATTAGTGTCAATTTCTTCCATCAATCCACGCAAGAATTCAAGGATGTCTTCATCCTCTTCTTGTTCAGCAGTATGAATATCAGCTTCAATAGAACTACCAGACATAAAAGTCGTGGAGTCGTTCATGAGGTTGATAACTAACGAGCCTGCCCCTTGTGCTTCTACACCTTTGATTGCAATGCCGATGAGGTCAGTCAAGATAAGCTCTGCAGTAGCTGCAAGAAACTTTTGTTCTTGTGATTTCTCATCGCCAAACTTATCTGATTGGAGAAGATTTTGTAGTAGGTCAGTTCGTCTAGACATAATTCAATGACTCTTAGTTGATGTTAAGTTAATTAAAATTCTTCTGTGGGGTTTTCATCGTTATCTGCAGGAGCACGATGTAATCCTTCTTGTTCACTATTGAATTGAGATGGATGTCTACCTGCAAGCATGTCAGTAACTACTGCTTGAAACCGTTCGCCAAACCCAGTGTCAGGGTTAAGCATCAGGTCTTCTCGTGCATTGAGGAAGTCTGTCTCGTCAAGCTTCTCTTGTTCTTTGAGTGCTTCTTCTAGTACATACTCAGCAATCTGTTGCTTAAGCGTATGGATTTCACAAGCAAGTTCAAAGCTCTCAAGGTAAGTGTCGTGGTCAACAAAGACACCGACGTGCTGTGGGATTAAGTGGAATGGATTGCAGCAATACTTTTCACCGCAAGTAGTTTTGACTCCTGTATAACCTAAATCACCCCAAGTGAACCACATAGCAACACGTTGTGGATGATGTTGAGTCGAACTAGCGAGTCCGCTTCTACGCCATGAGAACTGTGGTTGCTTGGTGCGTTTATTGATGCAACCGTTCCACATCCAGCAGTCATCGGGAGAACCGATATCTACTTGAGACCAAAACTTAAGTGCACGTTTTCTGTGCTTCTTAAGCAGACGGTCTAAGTCAAAGGACATGCGACCTTCACGAGCAGAGGCAACACAACGAGTACACGCTTGGTGACTGTCGTATCGCATGCTGTGAGTAGAGAACCTACCAATAGAGTGACCTGTATATAGACAAAGCTCACCCTCTTCTGCAGTGTTAGAGAGTTGAAGTACACGTCTACCGTATGCGTGACCGCCACGTTTCTTTGAGGGTTGAGCTTCAGCCATTAGAATTCTCCTTCAGGTTTTACATGTGTGCCACCGTGAGTGGGATACTGCTCTTCAGTAGGCAGTGCTTCTAATTGGTGACTAAGTTTGTGTTCATAGCGAGTACTATTTTCATACTTGATACGAACTAGTTTGGCGCGTGGTGTGTAGTACTCAGGGCGGCCTACAACAAGTGCAGTGCGACCATCAATGTCTACACGCATGCCAATTTTGATGTCATTTGAAAGCATTATATTTATACCTTTGTAGTTAGTTTAATTAAAAATCGTTGAGAATATGGTCTTCAGTTAGTGGGTCATCCTTAGGACGTTGCCACACTCG